TTGTCCAGTCGTTGTCTGTTCTCGGAGTCTTCTTCAGTTTGCACAGGTTCCATGAAATCTCATCTGGAACAAGATACCAACGACCTTCGATGTGAAATGCTCCCACTTTTCTCCTTTCTGGTTACCGTTCTGGTAACTCGACTTTAAAAAAATTAGTACTCAATTTTTTCTGCCGGGATTCCCGTAGCTTCTGATAATTTGACGATATCATCTGCGGTCATCCGAACTCGTTTGGCGGATACGTCCAGCAAATGCTGAGGCTTGATACCTGCCAGTTCCGCCAGTTTTTCAATACTGCACTTCATATATCCGCACAGCATTTTCACATTAAACTTTATGTTCTCCATCTGGCTCCTTTCTGATTACCACTGTGGTAACTGAGACAATCTTAAGTTATCAATACGGTAACTGTCAACAGATTTTTTGTAAATTATACAAAAGAGGTATATTATTTGATTAACAAAGAGGTAACAATATGAAAAACTATAATTCGGATATTGGCAATTGGTTAAGAAAAGCGCGTGAGCAAAGAGGACTTAATCAGCAGGATGTCGCCGATCACTTCGGTGTGACGAAGACGGCTGTCTCGTATTGGGAGAATGGTGACAGAACAATAACGGCAGAGACCATGATCGAGTATTGCTTGTTTCTCGGTGTTGATCCTCAGAAACTCGTAAGAGAAGTGACGGGTGGTGACTGACATGCCCGTATACAAAGACACAGCGCGCGGCAGCTGGTACGTGAAATACAGCGCCAAGGATCCCCTGACCAACAAGCGCAAGCAGATCCTGAAGCGCGGGTTTGCCACCAAGCGCGATGCATCCAAATGGGAAGCCCAGCAGAAGGCAAAAGGCGACAGCACCTCCCTGCAGATCACCTTCGCACAGCTGCTCGAGAAGTATTACGCCTATAACAGCCCCAAAGAGCGCACACAGCGCAATCAGACGAAAGCCTTGGAGAAATACTTTGCCGGGTACAGCCTGCCCTTAAACAGGCTTACAAAGGCGTTTCTGACCGACTGGTATATCGAGTTCTCCGCACGCAAGGATATCAAAGCCACCACGAAGAACATCTGCATCAGCGTGATCCGGTCCGCCTTCAAGTTTGGTGCGGATCACTACGATTATCCGAATCCGTCCCTTCCTCTCAAACGCTTTAAGGAAGAGCGCCTGGACTATACGACATGGACCATTGATGAGTTTCATCAGTTCATCGAAGCCGTCGACAAGCCGATCTTCAGACTGGTGTTCACCTTCTACTACTTCACCGGATGCCGGCACAGGGAAGCCACAGGGCTGATCCGGAGCGACTTCGATCTGGATGCAGGAACCGTCCACATCCAGCGCAATCTGAAGACCGAGTCCTCGAACAGGATCCTGAAACTGCCGGAGCCCCTGCTCGAGGAGCTGAGACCGCTGCTCGATATCAGGGCAGACGATGAGCCGGTATTCCCGATCCCGCCCACGACGATGCAGTACGCATTCAAAGAGTACATCCGGAAGAGCGGCGTTCCGGATATCCGGATACACGACCTGCGCCACAGCTTCGCCACCAACGCGATCGGAAACGGATGCAACATCGTCGCCGTATCCAAGTACCTTGGTCACAGCAACGTGAACCAGACGCTCCGGACATACACTCACTTGCTCGAAAAAAGCGACGATGAACTGGTATCAAGCATCGAAAAATGGATGAAATAAGAAAAAACGGTATCAAATGTGTATCACGATGCCGTTTTTGCTATATTTTGCAACGATTTGAATACCAGAGCATGTACTTTTATAAACATATATAAAGATAAATAGGCGCGCAAAATAACGCTTTTTCCTTCATAGACATACATCGAAAATCATGGTTTTTCACCTTTTGGGTATCAAACGGGTATCACGAGCACTAAAAAAAGCCGGGGAGAGATCCCCGGCTTTATCTTAATTAGACTTTCGTAGGCTTGGCCATGATCTCGTTGTGGATCTTGGTGCCTGTGGCATTGAATCCCAGGTTGTGGTACGCCTCACCAAGCGAGTGCATCTCCTCCTGTACCTCGACCGGGACTTCGTCCGCGTCTCTGTACTTTCGGTAGATGTTGTACATGTCGTTTCTAAGCAGCGCACCGAGTGCCTGCCGTTCCGCCTTGCTGGCATCCTTAAGCTTCTGGATCTTGCCGATCAGGAATCCCACAAGCAGCGACACGAGACCGGAGTACACCGGCGACAGTAATGACCAGTAGTTCACGGCTGGTCACCGCCCTCATACTGTTCCTTCTTGGCTTTCTCGTATTCCTTCACGCTCATGCCAATGCATGTCGCGATAAAGGAACCGAGAGCGCCGATGATGGTCGTTGCGATGGCTGTGTACTCCCAATTGAGAGCGATACCCACGACACCGACGAAGGTCGTCAGTCCCGGGATAAAGTAAATCGCCACCCACTTGAGCGTGTCATACGTCGAATCTTTGATCTTCATACTTTAGCCTCCCCTGTCAGCTTTCCGCTCTTCCCAAAATTCAGCGTCAGCATAATGTCACCCGTCTGCATGGCTCCGGTGCGAGGGCTGAAATAGTACCATTGCGACACGCCCTTCCATTCGAGCCACTGGAGACCCGTGACCATCACGCCGTTTTCGCGGAAGAAAAACCAGTCGTAACCGCCTGACCATTTGAGCTTCTGCCAGCCTGTCAGACGCTCATCCCGGTGCAGGTAGTACCAGCGCCCGTTCTGCTTCTTCCAGCCCGTATACGGCTCATTCCAAGCCTTAAGCCTCAGCGCTCCGAGCGCGTCGGAGAAGTCTGTACTCTTCAGCAGGAAGCCGCGATTGCCGCCCTGATTCTGTCCGAACTCTTTACCCGGAGACACATAAAAAGCGATGTGGCTGGACGGGTGACTTTTGGATCCTTTCGCCCAGATGACGACATCGCCGTCCCGGAAGTCCTTCGGATTGGTCACATAGTCGAAGTACTGACCATACCCGAGCGCGTCCCGGCTGTACCAGTAGCCGTCCGCCCAGTTGTTGGGCGTTGGTTTTACCGGTACGCCGAACTCGCGGCAGAAAACTCGGAAGCCGTCGACGCACTGCACACCATACGCGCCGTCGTCGTCGATTGCCTTGCCGTTGTATTTTTCGAAAAACTCTTTGAATGTCTTCATAGGTTCCTCCGTGTACCTGCTGATATCACCATACATCACGTCCTTGTCGATTGGATTCGATGTGTACTGATGCATACTTCCTATATCTGAATAGTCGCCGTGCCGCTGTCCGTCATTGGATGCGCCGTAGTGTGCGATCCATTTATCAAAAGCAGGGCAGTCTATAAGCCGCCATGCTCCATACAGCCAACTGTGTGATGCGTAAATGCCTGCATAATATCCGGCATCTCTGATCTTCTCACAGAAAGCGTTGCAGATCGCACTGACATTGCTTCGATCCATCTGCCATCCGTGCTTCTTTTTATAGCCGTCAGCGTCTTCCATGTCGAACCAAACACCACAGCGGATATCGTGTCCGCTGATGGTCTTCAGGCATGCCTCCGCTTCTTCTTCTGCACTTTTCTGGTTTAATGCATATGAATACCAATATACGCCATACGGTATGCCATTCTTCTCACACTTCATGCAGTTGGCTTCAAACCATCGGTCTGTGCTGATATCGAAACCTGCTCGGATTATCACGAAATCATGGTCATACTGTGACAGGTCTATGTCTCCGTTGTGCTCGGATATATCTATGCCAAAGAGCATCAGACTTCATCCCATCCGTAGACCGACGGCTCATATGTATTGTAGTCGATGGTGCTGATCCAGTGCCGCTCCAGATGGCTGACCTTTGCGCCGATCCTGTATGCGTCCGTGCTTCCTGTCGGCTGTACCCAGTCTGGATACTCGATCGAAGGATCGTCTACACGCACCCACAGCGAAGGACTGTCGGCAGGTGTCCATGTAGACTGTGCGGTGTGATCCTGCAGACACTTGTACAGCGTTGATTCATAGCATACACGGTCTCCCGTGCTGTATACGGCACTATCTGACCACCGAGGGAATAACTCTGCACCGTTCAGTGCATCCTCGTCAGACAGGCTCTTTGCCGCCTTCTCGATGAGGTGTCTGAGCGCTCTCGCTTTTGCTTTGGTAATCATTCGGCTTCTCCTGTGAGGATGTCGAGCACCTCATCTGCTGTCACACCGCCCTCGATTGGTTCGCCTTCGGTGTATGTCCTGCCAAACTCCGCAGGGTCAATAGCTTCTGAATACTCGACACCTTCACGCACCACATATCTTCCTGCATCCGAGTATGTGCGGATGAACGCCTTCGTTCCGATGGTTAATGCTTCTGTTTTAATCATTTTTCACCTCACTGCCATAATGCGGAATCATCCCAATCAATCTGTTCATACGGACTGCCTTCAAGAGCGGCAAAATTGCAATGTCCTTCACTGAACATCGTGCTCCAATTGGTTTCTGTTTTGTACGATTCGATCAATGCGCTTGGTACGTAAACTGTGCCGGACAGACCGTTGTAGCCACGGAACGGCGTGTTTGAAAATGCGCTGGTATTTCCAAGTGCCTGCACTGATGAGTTGCGCAGTATAAGCGTGTCAAAAAGATAACAGCCGTTGAATGAATTGCTCCAGATTCGGGACTTTCCATAGTCAACAACCTTCAGTTTTCTGCAATTTGATGTGACTCTCTGTTCAGTGTTGTTGCTGTCTTGATTCGGAAGCCTCAGTACAACTAACTCGGAACATCCGACAAACGTATCCAAACGTGCGCACCATGTGCCCGTATTCGTCATATACACTCGTTTCAGTGACGGCATATTACCAAATATGTATCCTGCCGCTGTATTCAGCAGTGTACTTGTGGATGGCGCCATTGCCGGAAAAGGATCGTTCAAGTTCACAATATTTGTCTTTTCAAAAGCCCTGCCATCCATCTTAACAATATTCGGCGCATAGATTGAGGTTATCGGCTTGCCGTAAAAAGCAAATGCCTTTATTTCTGTAGCAGTAAGCGTGACAGCCCCTGTCGGTGCGGATTCCATAGCGATCTCATCTGCCGTGATTCCACCCCCACCGCTGACATTAACCGTCAGCGAACTTATCGTCGTGGTGTCATAGGTATCGTTCTCCGTGACGGTGTCGGAAGACTGTGCCACCAATGCACCATTGGATACGACTTTGCCCTCGTCTCCTGCGCTGTAGGAGTTCGGCACTGATACTGATGCAGATGCATAGCCAGTCACATCATGCGATCCGTTTGAACTGATGTTCTTCGTGCCGCTGTCCACTGCTGATGCAGGCACATTGACTGTGACCTTGCTGTACCCATCCAGACTGTCATCAGACGCTTTGTACACGCCGTTTGCGCTGATGGTCTTCGTGCCAAGGTCTGAGCCTCCGCCGCCGCTTTCAATCGCTTCGATTACATCGGCAAGGAAGTACTCCTCACGTGTGATTGGTTCAATCGTCGGCACGTCCTTTCCTGCGGCTTTGGCAAGAAAGAACTCCTCTCTCGTAATAGGTTCAAGGTCAGGCACGTCCTGTCCTGCGACTTTCGCAAGCAGTGTTTCCTGCCGTGTAATAGGTTTTAAATTTTTCATGATTAACCTCCGAGTGAAATCACCAGATTTGTCGGCGCGTAAACGACGGGAATGTCCCTCTATTCATTACCGCCCTCGAGCGCTTCAATGCGCTGTACCAGTGCCTCGATCTGGCTTCTCACTGCTTCACCTGCACTTGCGTATGTGGTGCCGTCATACCCTACTCTGATATCAGCGACCTCGCCATTTGCGCTGATCTTGCGCCCGACCACTTTCACGATTGTTGACGGTGACGATCCTGCCTCAGATTCACTGATGGTCGTACGTGTTGCCGCCACTGAAGTAGCACCTATCCACCTCCACTGTACATGATCGCTAATCAAGATCTTGTTTGCAGAAAAAGTCAGCGACATCTCATCAATCAGTAGCGTAGTGACTGGTGTATAGGAACTGCTTGTATCAATCAGATTCGTCATACGGATTGCTGTTTTATTGACCGCTGTCGACACCGTGTGAACCTCATCATTCCCAGTTGTACTAGTGTAAATGTCGAGGTAGTCATAGTTCGTGTATTCATCCGCGAGCGTGATCTCTGCATTGGTGTTCTTGACACCTGTTGTGTTTGCATACAGCACCACGCTCCCGTACTCCGTATTCAGATTACTCGCCAGTTCGCTGATGGTAGACCTTGCCACGAGGTCTGTGCTACCTGCGTGACCATCTTCATAACATTCATAAATAGCATCATGTATCGCCTGTCTGACATCTTTGCCATACGCTGATTTCATGATCTTTTCCAGATTTGTTTCTATTGCCATATTATCCTCCAACCAAGGCGCTGATGCCTTTATCTTTGCTGATTCCGAGTGTGATCTTGCTGTTCGCCGGATTGATCGACAATTCGATCTTGGTCACGTACATCACCACATCCACACCGTGCGGCTCTGATACCACTCTAACCCCGTCATACAGCTTCAATGGCTCGGTGGTACCTGTGCCGTCTGACTGCGTGAGATATGCCATGTCCACGAAATTAACCGTCAGTGATTCCAGATTCAGCGGATTGGCTCGGATGGTGTTGATCAATCCCCATACCGCATCATGAAGCCCTACATGATGATTGATCGTGGAGAAGTCCACCCTGCGCTCGATCCATCCATACTGGCTGACTAGGTTGCCGATCTCGATACATTCGCTTGGTGCTCCGTCATCAATCAGCGTCAGCCTATGTTCGTCGGGATTCGTCTCATACTCGTCTGTGTAGTACAGATTCGAATAGTCGAGGAAGCTCACACCATTCTCAGTCTCATACTGTGTATTTCTATAAAAACCTACTCTGATCGAGTATCTGTCAGATGAGCCCCATCCCGATACAGGATCAGGTATAGGGATTTCCACTTTCTGGTACTGCTTGGTCTGTGTCGTCGAGTAGGTCTCGCCGCCGTAGTTCGACTTGACCACATAGACATTTCCTGTCTGGTTATGCTCGATGATATACAGGCAGGAATTGCCATACATGAAGCCGGAATAAAAATACTTCCGACCCTTTACCACCTCAAACGGATTAGATACATACAGATACTGGTTAGTGGTGGTCACCTCTTGACCATCTGTATTGAACCGCTTATGGTCAGCCAACTGGCTAACGCTGTTGATCAGCGGTGTGGCTGTCTGTTCTTCCTTCGGCGTGTTGTCTTTCACCGCCCCGTATGGTCTCAGCACGGTGTATACGCCTTCCGTGTCGTATGAACGAACATAGTCGAGCAGATTCTCACCGAAGTTAGCGGTCTGCCGATATGTGCCGCTCTGGTTCCATCCCCACAGATCGGCATACCAGTACAGTTCCGGCTCTGTGGTTCCCATCTCGATGCTAAAGTGTCCGCCGTACGTCTTCTGGATGTCTTGAAGACGCTGTAGACATGTTTTCGATGTGTCCTTCGGCTGTGCCGGAGCCCATCCATAATCGAATCCCTGTGTCTGCGGTGACCAATCCGCTTCATCTGGGATATTTACAGTAAGCGAACCATATCCGATGGTATATGGTGCGCCGATATGTGCTCTGTATCCGCTCAGTATGCCGCGCACTTTCGTTCCGGCTACGTCATAGCCTGAATACACTTCCTGCCGATCCAGACCCTCATAAAGGGCATCTGCGAGCCATGCCATAGCACCCTCGCAGAATACCTGCGCACGGTTCCAGAAATCCAACTTCACCGATACTGCGCGACCGATCCAGACGACCTTGCTATTGGCGTATACCTTCACTACTGGACGTGCGGCGATGGATGCCGGAAGGAACTGCGCATAGTTCACATTGGAAGGCGGTACCACCAGATTCAGCGACCCCGCCTTGTTATCTTCAATCACCAACTTATAATCGACGATCTGCAGGCTGATGTCGTCAGCCTGCGTGTCGTCATAGAAGGTCGATGTACCGATAGTCATCCGATACATCAGAGCACCCCTGCACGGAAGATGATTGAATACGTCCCGTAGCCTGTGATCTGTAACCGCTCGGAGAAGCGGTCGAACCTAAGCGTACCACTAGTGCTCTGATCCGTGCCGTTAGTGTACACGCTCTCCGTCCACTGTCCCGTCTGCGAGTTGTACACCCTAAAAGTGATCGGAGTAGCCGCTCCAGATATGACCACCTGCGGTGTTACTGTCTTAGAGCCGACCCATGCTCCAATGTCGGTTAGCGTGATGCCGCCGTCTGCGATGCCGCGGACCGTAGCATTGACTATAGTTCCATGTGGAATCACGCCAGTCTCCAGATTGAAGGTGTCCCACAACCATTCGTCATCGGTCTGTGATACAGCATATTTATACGGCTCAACATCATATTTGATTGTGATGTCAGCATTCTGCCCAGATTCCCTGAACGTCACGCCTGTGACTTCGTAGTATCCGTTGAAGTAGTATGCCGGCTCTTCGTCGAGGATCATCTGCATGTAGATGCCGTGCAGGTGCCGCGCGATCTCGTTCACACGGTTCTGGACTGTCATGCTGCTCTTATTCACCATCGTAAACTTCAGCGCCCCGGTACGGTTCTTATATACGGGATATCCGACCAGCGCGTTCAGCAGGTCCACCTGTCCGTTGGCTGCGGGTATGTCGATGATGTTTTTCTTGATTGCCGGCGGAGCGATGATCGGGCGGTCCACAGGGACCATCTGCCAATCATCCCATGTATTTTTGCCTCCGAAGTTTACAGAAGCCACTTTTCTTGCAAAGTCACTAGACATACTACAGCCCCTTCCGCGCTCTGACAGTGCGTGTGCCGAGCGTCAGATCCATGTCATCAGCGATGCCGCCGACCACAGACCCGGTATCAAGTACCACCTGCATGCCGAGCATCGCATCTTTCAGGGATCTCAGCTCCTCGATCATGCTGCCCGCTTCGCTGCCGCTGTAATCAGGCGCACTGTTGAAGCTCATGTCGAATGATCCGGCGGTCAGCCGGGACATCTCACCCATCGCGTCCGTTACTGCGTCCTCGTTCGCCGTGATACCGACCGCGATGCCTTCCGGGATATACCGGCCGATCGTGTCGCGCATCAGCTTCGAAGGCGACGCGATCCCGAAAAAATCCTTCAGACCTTCCCATGCACCCTTAGCGAGTTCCTGCAGAGTGCTCGCGATGATATTCCCTAAAGATTTGATACCCTCAACGACTCCGTTGATGATCTGGACGCCAAGATCCAGCCAGTCGACCTCAAGCACAGCGTCTATCGCCTGCTTTGCCATGTCTGCCATTGTCTTAAGCACATCCGGCACAGCCTCGATGATACCGTTGATGATCTCGCCGACCAGCTCGACGCCCTTCTGCAGGAACTCCGGCAGCTTGTCAGCAATGGTAGTGATCAGCTCGGTCACCAGTTCGACCACCTTCCCAACGATGTCTGGCAGCTTCTCCCAGATGCCTCGCATGAGTTCGAGAGTGATCTCCCAACCTTTAGACAGGAACTCCGGAAGGTTATCCATAAGCAATCCGATCAGAGCTGTAACCACTGACATCAGGCCATCCAGAATATCCGGCACCTTGTCAAGAATGCCGGTGATCATGTTTCTGATAAACTCGCCGCCCTTCTCAAGAAACTCCGGCATGGATGCCTGCAGATCTCCGGACATGCCCGTGATCATGGATGAGATACTGTTCAGCACTTCCGGGATCTTCCCCAGAATGCCGTCATTCAGTGTAGTAAGCACTGTATTGCCGAGCCCGATCCAATCGACCGAAGAGATCGCTGTCACTGCCTGTGTGGTCAGATTCGACAGCGACTGGAGTACCAGAGGCACGCCCGTAGTGATCGCCGTTACCAGTGCCTGCGGCAGTGCTGTGATGATATTTCCCACCATCGGGATCAGATTGCCGAACACAAACGTGCTGGTAGACTCGATCAGCGCGCCCATCGATTCCTGGATGCCGTCACCAAGCGAGAGCGATGCGAGGAAATTCTCAGCAGACGCCTGCATGGCTCCGAACGACCCCGTGAATGTAGTCTGCGCTTCCTGAGCCGCTACGTTTGCAACGCCCAGATTCTCCTGTATCGCACCAATAGCCGCGTAAACATCGCCCAGATTGTCGATATTGTACTCGACGCCCGTCAGCTCCTGAGCGTCTGCCAGAAGCCTTTCCATCTCGCCCCTGGTGCCGCCGTAGCCGAGCTTCAGATTGTCGAGCATTGTGTAGTTTTGCTTCGCGAAGCCCTGATATGCAGCCTGGACAGACGTGATGTCGGTGCCGAATTTCGCGGAGTTGTCCGCCATCGCCATGATGGCATTGTTTGCCGCCTCAGCCGCTGCGGCTGTATCGCCACCGAACGCCTGCTTCAGTGAAGCACCGAAGCTGACAGCCTGCTCTGCGTATGTGTTGGCGGAAATGCCTGCGGAAGCCGCTTCCTTCGCGTACTTCTTCGCCGCATCCGCTGCGTCGCCGTAAAGCGTCTCGATGCCGCCGAAACTCTGCTGCAGATTCCCGCCTGCATTGAGTGAGGCGCTGAGCAGTTTACCGATGCCTGCAGCTGCGATCGCGCCCTTGGCTACTGATACCAGATTCGACGCGAACGACTTGCCTGATTCAGTTCCCGCATTGGCAGCCTCGCCGCCAAGCAGGTTGGTAATAGATCCGGAGATGCCATCAGCTGACGGCACGATCTGAACATAAGCTTTTCCAAGTGTCGCCATAGTTTACCTCCCGCCGATCGCTGCAGCGTATGCCCGATCGAACTCGCTGCCGGAGTCGAAAGCCATGATCTCTGGCTCTTCATCTTCCTTGGTGAGGCGATCATACAGACGCACAGGTCGGTTGATATTCTTATGCCCATCAGCGGTCTGCATCCATGCCAGTTCTGTTAACCTGTCATAGATGGCCGCGAGAAGCGTTATGTCGTCCGGGATCTTTGCCCCGGTCATTTTCATCTTTACTCTGGAATTTGCCCTTAAACCGGAAACGAGAGCCGCCAGTAACTTGACCGGCAGCTCCCGATAGTTGAATACATGATAAGTCTCTGCCAGATCGCAGATCATCTCATCTTCGTATTTCCCGATCACTCCGGCAAGGGCGACGAGTTTTTTGTTTCACCGTCGAAACGCAGTACCTCGAAGACCACCTTCATGCAGCGATCGATACTGACCTGACCCTTCTCGTCAGCACAGAAGGCATACAAATCTGTCTTCTGCTGCTTGTCGAAAAGCAGGCTGATCAGCTTCGATACGCCGCCGAGGTTGCCTTCTTCAGCCTCGACCATAGCGTCGATGACGCGCATGTCATTGACTCTGGTCTCATCCAGTTCGAAGTTGAAACCACTCTCAGTCGTGCCCTTGATCATCAGCTGTTCGCTTTCCAGTACTCGTAATGCGTGTTACCGGATGCATCGGCGGTGCAGCCAAGGGTAACATCATATCCGACCACTTCATTGGACTTGTAGACGATGTCGCCGATCTCTGTCGGTTTTGCCGACGGGATCACGACTCTGTGTGCTACGTTGCCGCGTGCGAGCATCTCGATGACATACGCATAGTCGTTGAGTTCCTGCGCGTTCGCTGTGACTGTCATGCCGTTCGTCCCGGAGATGGTTCCGGTAACGTTGGAATCACCATAGACCATCTTCTGAACTTCAGCATTCTCGGCGCTGATGAATTTGAGCTTGAATGTGTCGTCCTTACTCGTCTGGATCCTCAGAACCGGAGTGCCACCCCAGTCATTGATTGTTTCGGCTTCCGGTGTATTGGAATTTGTGACGCCGTCCTCGGAAATGTATCCCATGTCGATGAATGCAACATTGAGTGCTGTAATTGCATCTGTAGGGAGTGCTGTGCCGATCGGCGCTCTGTAGACATGACCGCCGACCTTAGGCTTGCCGGCGGTAACTTCTGCTGTATTAGGCATTATTCATCCTCCTGATAATGTGTGATATCAAAAACAGCCTGATATCGAGGCTGTTTCGTTGATACTTTGGTAAAAGCGTAGTCGCTGTTCAGCTGTGAGTCCGACACGCTGTCGAGCTCGACGATGTGTTCCATCTGCTCCTTGACTTCCTCGTTCAGGCTCGCCGCTGCGTAGAGCGTCGGCGCGTATGACTGGACCGCAATCACTGCGCTGCAGATCCTGTCTTCTTTGCCGGATCCTGTTTTCTCGATGACCACGAAGCTGTTCGCTTCATCAGGTCTCCTATTCACAGGCTCCTGCATGTATACGGGTACAGACAGATGTTCTGCCAGATAATCAAGTACGATCTTCTCAATCATTCCTTGCACCTCAGCGCCTTAAGCAGCGTATTGTTCTCGGTATTGTCCTTGAAGCCGGATTTGTCTCGGCAGTAGACCCTGCCGACGGCTCTGTGTCCTGTCTGCACGTTCATGCCGTAGCCTGCGGACTGCCCTCCTGCGTTGGCGAGGACCTGATCAGAGAACTCACGGATCACTCCCGCCATCTCAGCGGACTGGAGCAGCTCGCGGACCCCCTCTCTGTTGAGTTCAAAACCACGCTTACTCATACCGTTCGCACTTCACTTTCTTGTGCCACCGGAGCGGTATGTTGGCTTCGATGCCCTGCTCCGGAATTCCGAAGGTCTTGAATTTGTGCCCGAAGAACTCAACGATCTGGTCCTCCCAGTCGTGCGTATCGCCTTTTGGGATCCCGAGCGTGAACTCGATCATCCGGCCACTCAGATTAAGCTCGTCCGCGCGTTCCTGCGCCGTCGGCTGTGCGACAAGTACATCGTCCACCTCTTCGATCCGATACGCGTACACGGGCTGATTGAAGGCGTCTGTGCTGATCTGTCTCTTCGTCAGCAGGTTGATCGTCATTCCGTGGATCATGACTCCTCCGGGAAGCTCTCAATCGGGCTCCGCGAACCTATAGCGTTGCTGAGCCCGAGAAGCTTTCTGTCAGTTTTGTCCAGATAGAGCTGGCCGACAGACCCGGAACCGATCGTCCATGACTGCGAGTATCCGAGCGCGCTTACAGATCCCTGTGTTGCGCCTGTAGGCACTCCGCTGTCTGTGCCGTCGCCCAGCGCCCTGATCACCATCCGGCATGAGACCGCCAGCTTCACAACGTCGGTGGCTTTGGTCGATGTGCTGTCGATCAGTACTGCTGCATCGTCAAGAAGCGCGTTGCACACAGTCGTCTCGGCATCAGACATCTGCCTCAGCATCCTTTTCTGAACGTCTGAATAGGTTGCGTATGCCATAGATTACCCCTTTTTCGTAGTTCTCTTCCGCTTGGCTGGTGGCCGTTTCACCGGCTCTTCAGGCTCCGGCTTGACAGGAGGAAAGGCGAGCTTGTGGCCCGCCTTTAAGTACTCGTCAAGACGCGATTCATGCACCCACATCGGTGAGCCGGTGATCACATTGATCAACCTGATCATGCTGTAGGTGTAGCACCGGACAGGAGGTTGAAGCAATTTGTATCAGCTCTGAATCCGATCTCGATTTCAGCACGGACTGCGAACATGTTGTGTTCCCAGAGATTGACCTGCGTGCTGTTGATCGTGAGGGTTGCCTGATCTGCGATACTGATCTGTACGCCTTCAACAGTTCCATACATAGCCTGTGTCCAGTCGCCTGCTACACCGACCATTGCCGGCGTGCCTGGTGCTGTGCCGACGCCTGCTGCGCCTGCCTTGTAAATTCCCTTACCTTCAACGACCTGAGCGCCGAGAAGACGAGGAACCGCACCGTCTGCAGCTGCGTTGACAAACAGCGGACGTCCTGTCGAATCGACTGCGCCAAGCAGTGCGCCGATGCCTGCAGGAGAGACTGCGAAGCCGTTCAGGCTGCCGTTGTGAGCTGCGATGTCTGTATATGCAGCTGTCAGACCATTGTACGCTGTCCAGTTCATGACACCGCTGCTGTCGGGCATAATGGACTGCGTTGTGCAGTTTGCGAATGTGTCGAAGTTTTCGCCCGGTGCATCGCCGTTGCCCATGACTGTTGCGTCGAACTTCTGAGCCAGTGCCAGCGGCAGCCTCTGTACGAGCGCATCGTAGAGAGCAGCTGCGTCACGTCTGAACTCATCGGAGAACGGGACGATGACTGCGAGCTTGTAAGCCTGCATCAGCTTTGTGCTGAGCCCCGGATTGGATACCGGCTTTGCAGCTGTTTCGGATACCCATCCAGCCTCGGGGTCACCTGTAATTACAGGAATCTGTACGCCGCGGCCGGGAAGAGCGATCTGACGTGCAAGAGTCATGATTGCAGATGCGCTCTGTGTCTTCTGGATGATCTCTGCAGAGATGTCTGCAGGAAGAGTGATATTTGTTCTGTTGGTTGCGATTCCACTCATGATGAACTCCTTTTCTTAACCAAAATATTCTTTTGCCCAATCTGCGAACTGGTCGCGAGTTGTGGCTTTGGGTGTGCCGTGAGGTTCTCCGCCGTCAGGCAGCGTCGGATAACTCGGCGCCGCAAAGGCGAGGATCTCGTCTGCCTGCTTCGCACAGGCCTCCTCAGTTTCCCCGGTCAGCAGATTCACCGGGATCTTCTTCTCGCTGGCGACCTTCTCCCTTGTCAGGCGGATGGTCTCAGCGGCTTTCATTCCGTTCAGTTCAGACTTGAGATTCTCAATCTGCAGTTTTGCCTTCTCCATCTCTTTGCTGCTCTGTTCGGTGAGCTGCTGCCGAAGCGTCTCAACATCGCCTTTGGCTGCATTGATGTCTGCTCCATTGATGCCCATCAGCTTGTCGATCTGTTCTTTTGTGGCTTCGGGGAATAGCTCTGTGATGTCTGTGCGTTTCATTCAGTTGTCCTTTCTCACTACGCTTTTTACGAGGTCGCCTCTCGTGTGTTTGCTGCTTTACGCCCAGCCGGCGATATCAACGGCTGTTACGCCGTTTGATAGCTTGTGCCAGTTCTTCGATCAGATACTGGTCTTCAAAGTATTCAGCCCTCGCGATATAGTCGCGGTAGTTGATCGATGACCCTCCGACCAGATAGTCGACATGGTCAACTATGTTCGGTTTCATATTCTCAGCCGTTTCCGTGCTGTATCTGCTGGCCATAAACTCATGGAAGAACGTGTCGTCGCCCTTGTTGAGCTTCCACAGGATTGGTAACTCAGGACAGGTGCTTTCCGTTTCCCATTTCAAAGAAAAAACCCAATCAGCACACTCTCTAGCCCACTGATCGGGTATTCGTACGCATTGGAAACTGTTCCATGCGTCGGGTACATATACATCACCGTATGCGCTTAAACGGTCGTTGAAGTTCCGGCAGCAGAAGCCGAACACCACTCCGTCATCGTGTTCTTCACACTGCTCTACAAAGTCATGGCAGATGATGACATCATCCTGCAGGTGCCATGTACCTCCGTTTCCGGATCTTGCAGCGAAGCTCTCCATGCACGCCCTGAGGTTGCCCTTCTTCTCGATGTCATTCCAGATCTCGATATTCTCTGCGCCCTGCGCTTTGAGACTCGGAACGAGAAACTCCTCTACATACCACAGCCGCTTCGGATATGTATGTATCAGAAACTTCATTCCTCATTCTCCAGTTTCCGCGCAGCATACGCATCGCGCTTCTGCTCGTTGATCTCATCCTTGTTTTCCGCATAGATCTGTCTGCGGATCGAGTTTATCTTGTCCGACGATGACCTTCCGTCAGCTCCGTCATAGATCTGTTTGTATCTGTCCGGGTCATAGATCCGGCTGTACTGCTGCTGGTCCTTCGGCCTGAACGCGATTGCGAATGTGCAGTCGCAGTTCTGATGGATGTGCTCCGCATGATTGCCCTTCAGAACGGCTCTGGAAGCCGGCTGCCACCCTCTCGATGCGAGCGTGATGCAGAATGCACAGGTATCACCCTGCGGTATCCACGCCCATTCAGCGCCGTCTCTGCGTGCGTTCTGGATCATCGTGTCTGCTCCTGCCTGCCTGACCATCCGGCTGATGACACTCGGGATCTGACTCGGTGAATGGTAAACTCCCCAGGTCACGCCCTTTGCCACTTCCTTCAATGTCGCTGTCTCCGCCGGTATCGCATCCGGGACTGCTGCATCCATGATCGTCGCCATCCGGTCGTACATCTGACACGACAGTGCAGCTGCAGCTTCTCCGTATTTCGTGGCGACCGAATACGCATAGTTGATCAGCGCGTTCTGATCTGTCAGACCATTTCTTTCCACCCATGCGGATATCAGATCCGCAGCTTTGGTATCTATTGCCGCAAGCTTTCGGATGTACTTATTCCACGCTGACTGCGTTATCATTACCGAACTCCTCGGTCAGTGTCATCAGCCCCCGCGCTTTCGTCTCCTGGGCTTTGATCCTCCGGATGTCTGCCTGATCGAAGCCAATCATCTCGAGGAATGTGTCTGTTTCCGCAAATGCCGGCCTGCTGGATGCAATCTTGATTGCTGCATCTGCTGTCACCGATACGGACGGCATCGCAGGGTTCTTGAAATGTGCTATAACGGCTCTTTCTTCGTCGCTGAGCTCATCAAGCCTCCTGTTGGTACTGATAGCCAGTGCCATCAGAGCGATCGTCCTGAGCGCATTGCCGTTGCCTGCGTTCAACTGTTCCGCCATTGCCACAAGCGTCTGAGACTGCGCCAGAATCGCGTCTGACGACGTCGGATTCGCATCATTGACAACTCCCGTATCTGTGACTGTCAGCCCTGTGGCTGCGCTGAACTGCGTAGCCAGGAGCCTCAGCATCTGGACATGCGGTTCGATATTTCCCTGCGGCAGCTGACCGAATACAGGGTTAGATCCTGTCTCCGGGTTCGGTGTCGACGCGATGATCGACCCGACATACTGCCGGAACTTGTGGTCGATAACTGCATCATACTGATCGTCTGTCACACCAAGCAGGTACTTCTGCGGAGCTGTAGCAAATTCCAGCCCGATTGATGCGTTTGCAACCGTCCGCACATATCCCTGTATCAGCCTTCTGACAGGTTCCTTGATCCTTGACCTGCCGAACGGTTTGGCGCTCGTCGCATTCCAGATCATTGGTTCCATCAGAGGCCTTCCCATCTTGTGCGGATATCTCTGGAAGCCCCACTGCTGATTCTCACGGGTAAATACCACCACTCTGTCATCGAGATACAGGTTGATCACCGACGGGCTCCACATCACATCCGGCCTATTGTCCGGTGCCGTGTCGATGATCGCCATCCCGTACGCGATCCTGCCCAGGTTGCCGTCCCATCTCGCGGCAGCAGTGCGCGGCGAATGGAACCGGATCTTGCATCCGATGTCCGGATCTGCGCTCAGAGTAGCGAATGCACATCCGTATTTCAGCTCATCTCTGCATGCCTTCATGTATTCGGCGATCAGCTGGTTGTCAGCTGCGATCCTGTCCAGATCTGTGACGTTTTCTCCGTTTAGCCCTACAAAACCATCGAACATGGATCTTGCCGCCAACACGTCAACGCACTTTGCGCCCCATGCGCAGCCAATCTGCAGCCTGTTGAACGAATCCGGCAGTGCGATTGCAAGGTTTACCTCGCTGAGCTTGATGTTGCCGTTGTAGTAACGGTCTTTTTCACTGTTCTTTGACTGATGTGCTTCATAAATGCCAATCAGATCCTGCAGTGCGTTTGCCTCTAACGGCGTGAGCCCGCGGATTGAACCGGGAACAATGCTTAATGTCATAAACTATCCTATCCTCATCTTCTTTCCGGGAACTCTCCGGCTATTCTTAGCGCCCCACAGCGCGAGCGCGCACGCTTCGATCAGGGCGGAGTTCTCTCCGCCGAATCCCCAGCCTCCGTAGATCGGGCGCTTCACCGCATTCACTGCGCTGTCATTCAGCGCATCCTGTGGCTTGTACCATGTCAGCGTGCCCTCGTTGACGCCGCTCGTCAGCAGTGTGCACGCGTTGATCACATCATTGGCTTTTGGCTTCACGACCGAATCTTTGTACTTCCATACGTCCGTGATCCTGTCGATCAGAAGATCCGCTCCGTTCTTGCCGTCAATAACGACACAGGATGCCTGCTCGTATCGCTGGTTCAGCCAGTCCGCCAGCCATCTGGTACCGAATGCCGCCGGCTGCACATCGATCAGTGAGATCCTTGATCTGCCATCCGGAGTGATCACTGCCCCGGCAAGCACTACCGTAGTGCCGTCCGGAGAAAACTTGACGCCGTAGGCTGTCTTCCCTTCCGGCTTTCTTTCCATAGACGCACACTGTGCCCAGGCTTCGTGATCAAGAGCATAATCGATGACCTCTTTCTCGACTACGGATGACCACCACCCCAAGCGCTCGCGTGCGAATGTGTCTGCATCCATCTGATCGAGCTCACCCTCGATCGTTGACAGCTGGATGCGTCTTCCAAGTGCAGGATTGGTCTGTACCCAGCGCAGAGGATCGCTGACGTCACCAATCTCATTGACAGAGAACTCGAACCACGCCGTCTTCTCTGTGTTCCCGTCCAGGGCCTTCTGCCGGATCTTTCGGAAGACAGTGCCCGGAGTATTCGGATCAGGCGGAGTTCCGACATAGATCGTCTGCGGGTTCCTGGATGCCGATATAGCCGGCAGGAAGGAAGCCTGTGCAGATTCGTCGATCTCCTGTGCTTCATCGATCACCAACAGATCTCCGTGCTGTCCGCGCCCGCCGTTGCGTGTCCTCGCAAGGAATTTCACCCTTCCACCGTTCTTCAGGATGATCTGTTCCCTGCCCAGTGCGCTCTTGATGTCCTTTACATGCTTCTTCAGCCTGGGAGTCTCGAAGAAGTCTCGCATCTCCTCGAATGTCTCTGTCGCTGTCTTCTGCAGATGGGCCGTATAGATGACCTGTTCACCAAACAGCAGCATGCCCGCCTCGATCCTGCCCTGAACGAGGAAGGATTTGCCGTTCTGCCTCGGCACCGATCCGCCGCATGTCGGTGCAGCCCACCGGCTGCCGTTCCTGCTTAACCAATCGCCGAGAATGGTCTCCTGCCACGGATCTATCTGGATCTTGCCAAGCTTCAGCACCTTGAGCGCATCGCATAGATCTGTATCAGTTGAACTTGGAGCAATCCTTACGGACGGCTCCTGGTTTCCCATCAGATTCACGCTCTGACAGGATTCTGCCGAGTTCGTCATCAACATCCTCGTATTCCTCTATCTCTGCAATATCGTTCACGGTCTCCCGGTACTGCTTAGCAAGCTGGGCAGTATTCTGTTCTTCCGGGTTATCAAGCTTCTCAGCGAGGATCCGAGCCAGTGCCTTCAGTTGTTCCAGACGTGTGCCTTTGCAGGTCACGGTCTTCAGTTTTTTTCTGCTCATATAGCCTCCTGAGAATTCCTTGTGTGTAAATCGGCGCTGGACGGCGTGTGGTC